GTTAGATGCTGCAGAAACATACCGTTACGCTCGCTTCTATTATAGTGGTAGGTGTTGTTACAAGCTATGGAGTGGTTGTTCAGAGTTGGGTTGAGTGGTCCACTACAACACTTGTGGATTTAGACAAAAGAACTGCTATAATGGAACTTGAAACAAAGCATACCAACCAAATGGTCTCTCAAAACCAAGAGATGCTAAAGGCTATTTTGGTGGCTTCAAAGAAAGTAAAGTATGGCGATCACCAGGAATCAGCAGGCCCAACAGATATCAACTGGAAGGAAAGGTAAAATGGCTAAGAAACCCGGATTGTACGCAAACATTGCGGCTAAGAAAAAGCGCATTGCCGCTGGCTCTGGCGAGAAAATGAGAAAGCCCGGAACTAAAGGAGCTCCTACGGCTAAAAACTTCAAACAGGCTGCGAAGACTGCGAAGAAGAGGAAGAAATAATGGCGACCTCTGGATCAAGAGATTTTAATCTCGATGTAGGAGAAATCGTTGAAGAGGCGTATGAGCGGTGTGGGCTAGAGGTCCGCACCGGCTACGATGCGAAGACTGCCCGTCGGTCTTTAAACTTGATGTTTGCGGATTGGGCCAACCGTGGTTTAAACCTGTGGACTGTCAACCAAGCAACAATCATCTTAACTGAAAGCCAAGCACAGGAGACACTTACTCCAGATGTGGTTGATTTGTTAGAGGTTGTGCTGCGCAGAGATGGGACAGACTATGAGTTGGATCGAATTAGTCGAGGTGACTACTTAACCCTGCCTAATAAAACCACTAAGGGTAGGCCGAGCCAATTTTATTTTGACCGCCAGATTACTCCAGTAATTAACTTGTGGGCAGTTCCTGAAAACTCCACCGATCAATTGGTTTACTATTATGTGCGTAGGATCGAAGATGCTGACGCGTTAGTTAATACTACGGACCTTCCGTTTAGGTTTTATCCTTGTATGGTTGCAGGCTTGGCGTACTATATGGCTGTCAAACGAGCGCCTGAACGCGTTCAAATGTTAAAAAGTATTTATGAGGAAGAGTTCCAACGCGCAGCGGACGAGGACGAGAACCGCACTCCGTTAAAACTTCAACCTAGTTTAAGTTATTTGAGGGTCTAATGGCGTTCGCTAGTGGCAAAAAGGCTTGGGGCATTTCTGATCGTTCGGGAAAGCGGTATCGCCTTTCTGAAATGAAGAAGGAATGGAACGGTCTTTTAGTTGGTCCGGATGAGTGGGAGGAAAAACACCCCCAACTTTTTCCTCCTCGTGTGGGTCCGGATCCACAAGCCCTAAAAGACGCACGTCCGGATAGAGAAGAACCCAAAGTTGAAGTATTGTTGCGAGCGAATCCTTTGTTTTCTTCAGGGGCTGGAACAAGTGTTATAACTGTAATCGAACCTGGTCATGGTAGAAACACTTCTAATGTTGTTCGATTAAGAAACGCGGCACCATTTGATGGGTTTACCGTTCCAGTATTAAACGACACGAACGGCTATTCGATCACAGTGGTTGATAGCGACACATATACAATCACAGTGTCTGAAACGGCACAATCAGGACAGGTTCGAGGCGGCGGAGCTTTTACGTCTGCAGGGCCTGTCACGGTGGAGGCATAAATGGCTTTTACATATGGTCAGTTAAAACAGGCGGTTCAGGATTACACTGAAAATTACGAAACGACTTTTGTAAACAATCTTCCTGTTTTTATCAGGTTGGCTGAAGACAAGATATTAAAACAAGTTCAATTAAATTTGTTTCGTAAAACGCAGTCGTCCACTTTTGTAGTGGGAACTAAGTATCTAAATTTGCCAACAGACTTTTTGGCTCCGTATTCTTTATCGTATGTCAAGAATAACGAGAAGAACTACCTTGATTTTAAAGATGCTAGTTTTGTACAAACGTACTCTCCGGACGCGACCGTTCAGGGGGATCCTCGTTATTACGCACAGTTTGATAACGTTAATTTCATTCTTGGACCAACTCCAGGTGCAGCGTATCCTTTTGAGTTAAGTTACTTCTATGCACCTGTTAGTTTGACTGAGGATTCTGCCGGGGATAATGCAACAAGTTGGTTGAGTATTAACGCTGAGACCACTCTTTTGTATGCGACCCTAGTTGAGTCTGGTGTGTTTATGAAAGCTGAAAACGATACAATGTCCATGTACCAACAACGGGTGCAGGAAGGTTTAGTGCAACTGAAAATGTTGGGCGAATCTAAACAGACTACAGACTTGTATCGTGTGGGTCAGATTGTTCGGCCTAGTCAATGATGCAGGTAAAAGTTCATACCACAACAAACAGGGGGCATACTCCGGAGGAGATCGCCTCTTTTTGTTGTGATAAGTTGATGCATGTAGCGGATACGGCTCCTCCAGTGATTAGAGATCAAGCAAGGGCATTTAAAAATGTTATGGAGTCTGTTATATCGGATCACATAAAACAGGGTATTCTCAGTGACCGTACAACTGTGTATAATGCCTTAAAAGATGCAGGACACCCAGAGCTTGCTGAGTTAATAAGGAGAATGTGATGTCGATTACTGCAGGATTGACCACCTCGTTTAAAGAAGAACTTCTTTTAGGGGGTCACGATTTTAGTACGTCGGGTGCGTCAGCGGGAACGTTTGTAATATCGTTATACATTAACTCGTCCGATGTTTTAGGGCCAGCTACTACCACTCCACCGTTTGGCGCCGAAGAAGTTCCTACTACTGGCGTTAGTGGATCAGGTGGTTATACCGCTGGAGGTGGAGCCTCAGCAATTACTGACAATGGTCTAGTTGTTGGCACAACCCCTACAAATGGAGGTTCTGGAACAACTGTATTTACCAGTTTTTCTAACAAGACGTTTACTGGTGTGACAATTACAAATGCGAACTCTGCGGTTGTTTTTAATAACACGCCAGCAGGAAATGCGTCCGCTAGAACTCAACCATCTGTTGCAGTATTGGATTTTGGTGGTAATAAAAGCGCCTCGGGTGGAGACTTTACTATTCAGTTTCCAACAGCAGACGCGAGTACGGCAATCATAAGGATTGCGTAATGCCTGTATTTGATAGAGTAAAAGAAACATCTACAACCGAAGGCACTGTGAGTATGACTCTCAGCGGTCCTTCAGTAGGGTTTCAGTCATTCGCGAGTGTCTTTAGTGTTGGAGACGAGACTTTTTACTCTATTGTTTCTGCGGACGGTGATTTTGAAGTAGGTGTTGGAACATACTCTGCATTAAATACGTTACGGCGAGATACGGTGCTAACAAGTAGCAACTCAGGCAGTAAAGTGTCTTTTTCTGCGGGCATAAAATCAGTGTTTGTGACTTACCCTGCTAGTAAGTCTGTGACAATCGATCAGTCAATCGCACTATCAATTGCGTTAGGATAAAAAATGGGCAAGAAACTTATATTTGATTACACGTTTGATGCTTCCGCAAAGACGGTAAAAGTCAACGATGTGTACGCACGAAAACGGTTCTTGTTAATCACAAACGTTACAACTGGAACAATCATTTACCAGTTTAATGACAGTGCTCTAGGCTTGGACGATATTGCTTTCGATTACAGCAATTTTGAAACCACCTTAACGTTGACTTTTGATACGACCGCTATGAGCGATACTGACGATCTTCAGATCCTCTTAGAAGAAGAAAGTACCGACATGACCGTTAATCAACGGTTTGTTGACCCTGTTTCTAAAATACGCGTTTCAAACCCTGAGAACCTAATTGACACTGACTTTGAATATGGTTTGCAGTCTACAAAATGGGAAACACTAGAGCTCACCAATAACATCCCTACGTTCTTTGCTCGTAATGGGGATTTTGATATTGATGTAGAAACTATGACGGTCGCTCAAGGCAGCGATGTTGTTACGGTAACAACAACTGATGCTCACGGTCTTCAACGTGGGGCGCCTATTATTGTGCAATCTTCTGGCAGCGCCTCTGCCGATGGCGGTTTCGTAGTGTCTTCTATTTTAAGCACAACGGCCTTTAACTATATAGCTAAGTCTATTTTCTTACAGACACGAGACATTAAAGAAACGTTCACTCAATTGTTTCCAGGTTCAGTTTATTCAGGAACAGAGTTTAAATTGACGAACGTTGGGGGAATTACAACCGATTCATCGGACCCTAGTGAGTTAACAGTTAGCACTGTTTTTCCAACAGACTTCACTACCGGCACCAGCATGGCGTTGTCCAATACTTTTGCTAAGTCGACACTTAACTTTGAGACATCTGGAGTAGACGTAGACAATGTCTCATCTTTAGATGTTTCTTACACAAACAACGTTCCGACTGGTGAGGCTGACGGGTTTTTGTTAGGTGGTGTGTCGTCAATTAGTTGGCAACCAGATTTGACTAAAACAAACGGGATTTTTTTCCAAGAGTCCGATGTGACGGTTGCTAATAAC